TTCTTTTGTTGTATACTACAAAAGTAGTTGATACTTTTGGCAGTGAAAACACTTGCTGAAGTCATCCAACCCGACGGCTCCACTCGCTGGGAGATGGTCGAACTGGATGAAGCGGCACAGGCTAAGCCGGAACCGCCCGCCGAAGACAAGCCAAAGCGCACCCGCAAAGCCACCGCCGAACCCGCTTCTTACGAAGCCCCCGAAACCACCGAAACCCCAGAGTTCTAATTCATGGAAGAGCAAGTCATCCAGGAAACGCCCGTGGCGTCTCCTACCCAGCCCGTGGCTGGAACCGACGCTCCACAACTTGATTTCCGAGCCGAGTATGAGGCTCAAATCAACGCCCTAAAAAACCAAGCCGTCGAAGCTGAGGAACGTTTCCAAGGCATCAAGCTAAAACTCGACGAGGTCTACAAAAAACAGGACGAACAGCGTAAAAAGACGCTGGAAGACCAAGGCCAGTGGAAGGACCTCTGGGAAGAGGCCAACCGCACCGCACAGGAAAAGGACCAACAAATCCTCGACCTGCAAAAACAGCTGGAGGACTTGCGCCAGTCCAACGAAAACGCCGCCATTCGTACACGCGCAATGGCCGCAATCAGCCAAGCCGGCGCTATTAACGCCGAGCAAATGCTGCAACTGGTGCAGAACAACCTTCGCAAAAACGATTCAGGCGCCGTCGTCGTGCTCAACGGCGGTGTAGAGCAGGATCTCACGACCTATCTAGCCACCCTGAAAGCCCCTGGTTCGGGCTACGAGCATCACTTCAAACCCAGCTCCGCCGCTGGAATGGGCGCCAAACCCGTTCCCGTCGGAGTTGCCTCGACTGGAGTAGCAAACCCCTGGAAAGAAGGTTCAATCAACCTTACCCAGCAGATGCTAATTTCTAGTCAAGACCCTGATCTCGCAGCTGTGCTGAAGAGAGAAGCAGGACTCTAAATTGCGTCTGTGGCGCTTCACCTAGTCCGTGACTAGGACCCCGCAAACCCCCAACCCTGGTACTAAGAAATGGCCGCACCATTTCAGAACTATTCCGGCGGTGTCCTTCTTGCGGACATCGTCAAGCGCAATAACCTCAGCACCTATGTGTCTGAGGCCATCAAAGAGCGCAGCCTCTTCCTGAAGAGCGGCGCTGTGGTTCGCAACAGCCTGCTGGACGCCCGCGAAGGCGGCACCCGCATCCAAGTCCCCGAATTCAACCCCGTGTCTCCTACCGAGGAGATCATGAACGGGACGGCCACCTGGGGCACCAGCAACGCCGGTTATCTGACCCCTCAGAAGATCGGCACCGCCACCCAGATCGCCACCATCTGCCACCGTGGTTTCGCGTATGCAGTGGACGACGTCGCAATGCTTGCGGCTGGTGAAGACCCCATGCTTCACATCCGTAACCAGCTGGCCGACGCCATCAACAAACTGAGCAGCCAGCGTCTGTTCAGCCACCTCTATGGCCTGTTTGGTGCCTCCGACACCAACAACGGTCCTCTGGGCGCCAACGGCATGTATAAGGGCAAGGGCACCGCTTCTGGTGCTACCGAAGCCAACTTCCTGACCGGCGCCACCATCGCTGAAGCCCGCGCCAAGCTGGGCGAGCGCGGCGATGAGCTGGACACCTTGGTTGTTCACCCCTCCGTGGGTTACTACCTGTATCAGGTGGGTCTGCTGACCTTCTCCACCTCGGCTCTGGCTGCTGCCGGTTCCGTGGTGTGGGGCGGTGGCGGTGTGGGCATCGGTGCCCGCAGCATCGGCGAATTCGCCGGCTGCCGCGTGATCATCGACCCCCTGGTCAACACCGTTGCCCCTGGCGACTCCGGCGACCAGCGTGAGTTCAACTGCTACCTCACCAAGTCCGGCACCATCCTGGAAGGTGTGCAGCAGGATCTCCGCATCGAAGCCGACCGCAACATCCTGTCCAAGCAGGACGTGCTCTCGGTGGATTACCACAGCGCCTATCACGTGATGGGCACCAAGTGGATTTCCGCCTCGGACAACCCGACCAACGCCCAGCTGTACGACAAGGACAACTGGCAGGCCACCTACGACATCGACCTCATCCCCCTGGTGCGGATCGTTGTCAACAGCCCCCTCGACACCTCCACCATCTGATAATCAGACCGTGGACGACTCAAGCCTCACCTTCGGGTGGGGCTTTTTCATTGCCGCTACACTGCAATAAAGAATGAACAGTTGCTGTGGCCGCGACAATTAACGCCACCTTGAGTAGCGCCACGGCCAACAGCTACGTCACGCTGGCCGACGCCAACTCGTACTTCGAAACGGTCCCCGACTCCGCCACCTGGACCAACAAGACTGACGACCAGAAAAACCGCGCCCTGATCTCAGCGACCCGCTGGATCGACAGCCTCAACTACCTGGGCGACCGCTGCGACGAAGACCAAGCCCTCAAATGGCCCCGCAACAACTACGACGTTGACGGCGTCGAGCTGGAGTGCTCCCTAATTCCCGCCCAAATCAAGTACGCCACCTACGAACTGGCACGCGCCCTCGCCAACGACACCGGCGCCATCACGGACAGCACTGGCACCACCGGCCTCTACGACGAAGTCAAACTGGGCGACCTCCAAGTCAAATACAGCAAAACCAGCCAAGCCGTCGGCACCATCAACAACGTCTTCGACGTCTACCCCTGGCTCCAGACCTACCTCGGCCCCTACTGCCTAGGCGGCTCGGGCTCCTTCCAACTCCGCGTCTACAGAGGCTGAAATGGCTGGCGCCCTCGACTCCCTGTTCAAGTCCGTCGCCAAAGACGTCGTAGCCGAACTTGGCACGTCCCTCGATACCACCGTCACCTACACCCGCAAAGCCACCCCCACCTACAACACCAGCACTGGCGCACTAACCACAACAAACACCAACTACTCCAACATCAAAGTTCCGATCGAATTTGTGGTCTCCGAGGAAGAGGAAGGCCGCGAACAACGCCAAGCCAGGCTCTACATCACTCCCGACCTAATCGGCAATAATCAGCCGACCCTCGGCGACGAAGTCAGCTTTACCTACGCCGGCTCCAGTCGCACAGCCCAAATCACCGACATTCGCACCTACCGCGGCGGCCAAACCTACCTCTTCATCTTGCTGGTGCGCTTCTAATGGCACGCCGCGGACTTCGGGATATTCTTCCCGACTTAAATAAAAAACTCAGCGCCGACTACAACACTTTTATCCAACTGGCGCTTGAAGGTCTCGCCAGCAAGGACCACAGCCCTGTCTACACCGGCTTTTTCGCCTCCAGCTGGAAAGCCTCGACTCAACGCACCAAGCCAACAGACCGCGTCGAAGACTTCGAGCCTTGGGCAGGACTCAAAAAACGCCGCGACAAAGGCGACACAACCGCCTACAAAATTACACCACGTTTTGCTACTCCAGCTTTCCGTTATACCGACAAAGTATTCATTGGTAACAGCACAAAGTACGCCGCTTACGCCCTCGAAAACCCAAAAGTTGCCACCTTCGTCCAAAGCCAACTCCGCCCGCTTCTGGCCTCCACCTTTAGTGAAAAACGCGCCCCGCAAGTTCTTGTTGGAACGACCAGAGGAACTGGCGGTTTGGGCTTTCTCGGCGGACGCGATTATGTTTCCTACGAGAGGATTTAAGTCATGGCACTTGTAAGCACCCGCGCTGCATTTGAAAAAGCCGTCACCGACGCCGTCGCCGCCGTCGATCCCACGGTGACCATGGTGTACGACAACGTCCCCTACACCACACCCAGCAAAACCACTAAGTACGTGGCCATGACGGTGAACTTCACCCAGGCCACCATGCAAAACATGGGTGCTGCCTCCGACTTCTACAGCGGTGTCGTCCAGTGCAACATCTACGTCCCCAAGAACGCTGGAACGTCCACCCTCTCCTCCCTGTGCGAAGCGGTGATCGACGGCCTCACCTCCGTCAACGCCTCCGGCTACACAGACACTTTCACCTGCAAGCCCAAAGTACGCGACATCGTCGGTCCCACACCGTTAGACATTGAAGACCGTTCGCACTTTGTGGGCATCATCTCTTGCCAATTCACAGCAAACGCCTAGTGTATTATTGAACAACTTGCACCCGCTTCATGCGAGCCGTCGAACTGCTCCGCAACAAATTCGGAGTCAGCCAGCTTTACAAGCACGAAGTCAAGTCCGGCGACGAGACCCTGCTGGAGATCTACTGGCATCCCCTGACCATCGCCGAGCGCGAGTCCATCCAGAAGAAATCCGGCACCGATGATGCTGGTGACTTCGCGCTGAGTCTGATGATCGAGAAAGCCCTCGACAAGGACGGCAAGCGCCTGTTCCAAGACGGCGACCGCGCCGCTCTCCGCCGCGAAGTCGAAGCCAGCATCCTCCAAGAAATCCAGCTGGCGATGCTGACCTCCGGCTCCGAAACCAAGGTGGAGGAAGCGAAAGCCGCGCTCAAAAGCTGACGGCGACTGGTACTTCTTGTTTTTCCTGGCCAAAGAGCTTGGGAGCACAGTGGCGGATTTGACCCTTCGTTTAACACACGAAGAACTATTGGGGTGGGCAGCTTTTTATGAATTAAAAAATGAGCAGGAGGATAAGGCATTGGAGCAGGCTAGACGCCAAAGCAAGTCCAGATCGCTACGGTAGCTGTAAACTGCTACTAGTCCCTTCTACGCACTGCTGTGGCCAATTACAGCGTAGATATTGAAGTAGCATTAAAAGGCGTAGAAAAATTGCGCGAGTTTGATCGCGTACTGGGCCATACTCTCGGAAAAGTTGAGGAGCTACAAAAAGCTTATGCAAGTATTAAACAAACAAATCCTTATGATGTTGCAGGAGCACGGCAAGTAACAGAAAGTGATCGACAACGTCTGAGCATCCTTAAAGAAATAGCCGGAGTACTTAGGGAACACGCGCAGATCCAAAGTAATACTGCAAGACAAAATTTAGAAGCGCAAGCACAGGGTAAAAG